ATAGTTTTTCCAAGACTCAGACGCATAAAGCATGAGTTTGAATACACCATCCTTAGCAAGATACTTACTGATTTCAGCCATTGCCTTCTCAGGATGAGGTGTATGATGAAGAACACCCCAAGAATATATCAAATGATATTTTTCTTTTGGAAGAAACTTTGATAGTTCCTCAGAGTTACCCTCATAAAATTTTCCTATCTGATTATACAGCTCAAATCGCTTTTTAGCAAGAGAAAGACTCTCTGATGAAAGTTCAACACCAGTATATTCTGATCCGAATCTAGCAAAGTTAATCCCTGCGGTTGCTAACCCACATCCAATCTCTAATACCTTCTTACCATTCCACTCATTAAAATGAGAAAAAGACTTAATATGAGGTTCAACAAAAAACTTTTTCTTCTCTACTTCATCAAAGTATTCTTTCGTTCCTTTCGGTTTAATAGAGTGTTGTACATTACAAGGTCGATCATTCCAAAAATTTTTTACATCATCAATAGAACTCATACTAAATTACCAGTCCTCACTCATATAAATCTTTCTTTTTTTAATTAATATTTTTCTAGCTAATTTACCAGCATCCTTTACTTTCCATTCTGGTTCAGGTGCTGGTTCTTGTTTTGATTTTACTGGTGGAGTATCTACTCTTCCAGTAAGCCATAACCACTCCTGAATTGAATCTTCTTTACCTGCTTCTTTACAATCTTTTTGGTATTCTAAGTATGGATACCAATGATATTCTTCTTTATTCATGATTTCAATTTAAATGTAGGTATAGGTTCCATTTTGTGCTTGTTCTTGTTATAAAATTCATCAAGAATGTCCAATGCTGGACCTCTTCTGTACTCCATTGCTTCTTCTAACTCCTCATAAGAAGCACCAATCTGATCTTCATCCTTCCTATCATCATCCCAAAGTCCATCAGTAGGAATAGCATCACAAATCCTTTCATCTACTCCAAGGTGTCTTCCGAGTTCCCAGACTTCCGTTTTATAGAGGTCAGCAATGGGAGCAATGTCAACACCACCATCACCATACTTAGTATAAAAACCGATTCCATAATCCTCTACCTTGTTTCCTGTGCCAACAACAATACCTCTCTTAGATCCTGCGATCTGATATAAGGTAATCATTCTAATACGTGACTTTGTATTAGCATTTGCTAATTCATTTCCCGTAAATTCATTCTTCTCAAAATGCTGTGTATCAGCCCACCAATTAACTGAATGCATAAACTGATCATAAACACTAGAAAGTTCTACTTGAACATTAGTTACATTCTCATACTTCTCTTCTAGTTGTTTACAATGAATATCAGATAATTGAGTATTCTCATGAGAAGATAACAGAGGCATACGAACTACGTATGTTGGTAATCCTGTCTCAGCACATAATGTAGATACTGTTGCAGAATCTATCCCACCTGATACTCCTACTACAAATGATTTGATAGCATGAAAGTAATAATAATCCTTTAACCACCTATCAATATCAAATTTTAATTTGTCATAATCTTGAATTCTGTTCATAATTTAACCAACCGCCATTAAGTTTTCCAATTCTTCTGCTGTATATTCCATACTTGTTAGACCTCTTTCACAAATTTGTAAAGAAATCCAATCATATGTTTTACGAATACCCTCTTCAAGTGTTTGAGAATAATCCCATCCTAGTTTCTCTCTAACTAAATCATTGTTAGAATTACGACCACGAACACCAAGAGGAGCATCTAGGATATGTTCTTTATGTATAGTCTTACCTGCAACCTTTGCTGCTGTATCAACTAACTTATTAATAGTTACCATTTCTTCTGAACCTATATTAACTGGTCCTAAGAAATCAGATTGCATCATTCGATAAGTAGCTTCAATACATTCATCTATAAAGAGGAAGGAACGGGTTTGCTTTCCATCTCCCCATACTTCAATGGCATCTCCATCTGATGCATAAGCAACTTTGCGGCAGATTGCTGCTGGAGCCTTTTCTCTTCCTCCTTCCCAGGTTCCTTCTGGTCCGAAGATGTTATGGTAGCGAGCAATCCTAACAGGGATATTATGATTACGATTGTAAGCGAGATATAACCTCTCACTGAAAAGTTTTTCCCATCCATATTCACTATCTGGATTAGCGGGGTAAGCGGATTCTTCACGGCAGTCTGGATTGTCAGGATCTAATTGATTGTGTTCTGGATACATGCAAGCAGAACCAGAATAAAATATTCTTGTCTTATTTACTTCATAACTTTCATTAAACTTACGTTGCTGTTCTAATACATTAAGATTAATAGTAACAGAATTCTGCATAATCTCTGCATCATTCTCTCCAGTGAATACAAATCCTGCTCCACCCATATCAGCAGCAAACTGATAGATCTCATCAAAGGATTCTATCATTTTATAAGGTATTTCATGATAGAAATTACCTTGAACACCTTTAAACTGCAATACACGACGAACAAAATCTACGTCACGTAAGTCTCCATGTATAAATTCATTTGCGTGTGTCTTTGAAAACTCTGGTGATTTTAAATCTACACCTCGTACCCAATAACCTTCCTTTCGCAGTCTCTTTACCATATGACTGCCAATGAAACCACCCGCACCTAATACCAATGCGGTTCCTTTATAGTCCCTCATATTCTCTTGAATAATCGATCACTTTATTTAGTATACTATAGAAAATCTATTTGTCAACCCTACCATAATCATCCTCTAACCTAATAATATCATCTTCTTTACACACACCCCTTTGTACCTCAATGAAAGTAACTCCATTCTCTCCACCATGTAAACGATGAATTTGTCCCTTGGGAATATATGCATATTCTCCTGGTCTTATAGTTGACTCAATATCACCCTGAGTAATGGACCCTATCCCCTTAAGAATAGTCCAATGCTCCTCACGATGTTCGTGATATTGTAATGAAAACTGATGACCAGGATTAACATGTATAGTTTTAACCTTGAAATCACCATTCTCTTCAAGAGTTAAATACCAACCCCAAGGTTTAAATTCAAATTTTCTCATAATAAAAAAGCAACCTATCGGATCTGATGTCTACTTAATTTTTCGTTAATTTCTGCTACTTGTGCTGCAACATCATCACTAGCAGGTGCTACTGCTGGGACTTCATGCTCATGTGCTTTGAGTTCCTTGACTGCTGCTTCAAGTGCTTGAAGTCTTGCTTCTACCTCAACATCATACTTAGACATTGATGCTCCACTTGCAGACTTTCCTGCTGTTCCTGAACTACTGTATGCCATTGTTAAATTAAAGTTCTACAATTTTATTTAGACCCAACGAGTTACCGTTAGCTCAATACTGTTATCATCCATTTCCCATTCTTCTGCAACTTGAAAATCTTCTTCTTTAATAGAAGCATGAATCATCATTCTAGCATACTGTTGTGTTACCTTCTCAAGGAATCTTTCTACAGGAATAGGTTTCTCCCAAGTATCATGATCTGAATAGAATTCATAAGTCTCAGTATACTGATTCCACTTGAATCCACAATCAACTCCAATAGCAATATCAACTTCAACAGTAGGATGCTCTTCTGCATGATCTGGATTGGTAATAACCAATTCGATTGTTTTCATACCAGCAAAAGGAACATTAGGAGTTTCACCTAATGCTTCTAGTGCTTCAATCAATTGTGGTTTTTCTTTTATCTTAGTCTTTATGGTTGTGAAGTGCGACATCTTCCTCTGCTGTAAGTTGTTGCTCATAATACTCTGCTTTCACCTCTCTATGATCTATTACACCAAGCTTACGTTCAATATTTTCCGTAAGCTTTTCGCAATTTGGACCAACAGTACCTATAACTTCTTCAATTATAGTACCATCTTGTTTGATAATAAACTTAATAGTTTCCTGTTTTGCCATGTTACATAATCTTTACAGTTTATTTAGCAGAGACTCACACAACCTCCACAAGATCTTGTCTTACACACTCCATGATGAGAGCATAATCTGCCTCAGGATCTTCTCCCGTAAGATCTACTTCATTTTGATAATAACGTTTAACTTTCTTATAAAGTTTGGGATTTTTTAAATCGAGAAAAATTTCTTTGTTTGCAGCAGCACGTAATGTGCTTAAGTCTTTCTTGAACTTTGAAGTTAGCGTCATTGCTTTGAATAGTTGACAGGTCAATTATAAAGGTTATAAACGTTCCTGTCAAGCCATTATAGCAATATGGCTCCTATAATAAACCCCTTAGCAAACGAAATGCAGACTACTTGATAGTCTGTCAATTTCCATTTTTCTTGACACTTTTTGATAAGTTTTTTATCCCATTCAACAACTTTGTCGAAATACTTTTTCATTTTCCTAAGTGAAATTATACTTTATTTATTTGGTTTAGAACTAATTACTGGATTCTTAGTCTTATTAGTCAATGTAATAAACTTATCTGCTGCAAATGTACCTGCAACATTGACAGAAATTTCATCTCCGTCTTCCCAAATTTCTTCCCCAT